GAAGAAAATGGTTTATTGTTTAAAAGACGTTCATTTATTCTATAAGTGGGAAACTATTACTCGTCAATTCAAAGAAGTAAACTTCGGTGAAATATTAAATAAACCAGAATACAAGAGTATTTCCGATTATGCGGCCCAAGCCTGTAGCGGTACTCAATGCGACGTAACGAGTATATAATGTTAGAAGGTGTAGATTATTACATAGATGAGAAGTCGGGGCTTATGGTCCTGACTTCTTTGTTTTTACAGAAACGAGGGTATTGTTGTTCCAACAAATGCTCAAATTGTCCATATGACCCCCCTCATATTATAAAAGGAAACTCTAAATTAAAAGAGGATACATAACCATTTTACGTTTGTTTATATTTATTGAATATGGCAGTAACATACGGTATCGATTATCCATTTAGAGACAGTCCCAAGGGAGATTATCTGAACATGACAGAAATCCCTGAAAAAGAGGTTAGAGCTAATCTAATACACCTTTTATTAACAAGAAGAGGTAGTAGATATTATTTACCCGATTTTGGAACCAGACTATACCAGTATATTTTTGATCAAAACGACGCAATTACATATAATTTAATTGAGGAAGAAATTAGAGAAGGAGTTAAAAAGTATATTCCAAATTTAGATATTAATAGTATATCAATAATGTCAGCAGAAGATGATCCAAATCAACAAAGAAGTATTTTACAAGATGAGGATGAAAGGTTATTTAGGGTTTCTGAAGAATCGGCAAAACCATATACGGCGGTAGTAAAAATAGACTATACAGTTAATAACGGAACATTTTCAACTTCCGACTTTATAATTTTAAACATTTAAGATGAGCAAACAGATATCATACGCAACTAGAGATTTTCAAGGATTAAGGGATGAGTTAGTAACTCTAACTAAAAATTATTATCCTGATTTAGTTAAAAATTTTAACGACGCATCAATTTACTCGGTATTATTAGATATTAATGCTGCAGTTGCGGATAATTTACACTTTCATATTGATAGAGTTTGGCAAGAAACAATGTTAGATTTTGCACAACAAAAACAATCGTTATACCACATTGCAAAAACATATGGTTTAAGACTTCCAGGTGTTAGACCCTCTGTTGCTTTATGTGATTTTTCAATTAACGTACCGGTAAAAGGAGATAAGGAAGACGTAAGATATTTGGGATTATTAAAAAGCGGAGCACAAGTTTCAGGAGGAGGTCAAATTTTTGAAACATTAGACGATATTGATTTTTCAGTTCCGTTTAATAAAAAGGGAGAACCTAATAGATTAAAAATTCCAAATTTTGATGCTAACGGTACACCATTATCGTATACCATTACTAAAAGAGAACCCGTTGTAAACGGAACTACAAAAATTTATAGAAGAGTAATAAATCAAATAGATCAAAAACCTTTTTTAAAATTATATTTACCCGAACAAAATGTATTAGGTGTAACATCTGTTATACATAAAGACGGAACAACATTTACAAATAATCCAACATCCAATGAGTTTTCTAGTACCACTAATAAATGGTATGAAGTTAAATCATTAATACAAGATAAAGTATTTGTGCCTGATCCTACTTCAGTGTCAGATACAAGTAATTTTACGGCGGGTACATTCTTACCTGTTAATAATAAGTTTATAACTGAATATACACCTGAAAATTATTTTTCATTAACATTTGGTTCTGGAACTGTTAACCCATTAGATAATTTGGATAACTACATGACAGGTCAATTAAAAGTTAATTTGGCTAGTTATTTAAATAATTTATCTTTAGGATCAACACCTAAAATTAACACGACGTTATTTGTAAAATATCGTGTGGGTGGTGGTAAGGATAGTAATTTAGGAGTTAATGTCATTACAAGTATTAACGATGTTGAATTCATAGTATCAGGACCTGTAGCATCTAATAATACAGGTGTTGTACAATCTTTAAAAGTTAATAACGTAACACCTGCAGTTGGTGGTGCGGACGCTCCAACCATAGAAGAAATTCGTAATATGATTTCATATAATTTTGCGGCACAAAATAGAGCGGTTACTTTAAACGATTATAAATCTTTAATTGAAACAATGCCATCCACATACGGTGCTCCGGCTAAAGTTAATGTAATGGAAGAAGATAATAAAATAAGGGTTAAATTATTATCATACGACGACCAAGGTAGTTTAACCGACACCGTTTCTAACACATTGAAATCCAATATATTATCATATCTTTCAGAATATAAGATGATTAATGACTATGTGGATATTGTAAGTGGTGAAGTTATTGATATGGGATTAGAAATTGATTTAAACATAGATAAAAATGCCAATCAAACTGATATTATCACAACGGTAATTCAAGACGCAATTGATTATTTTGCAATTGAAAAACGTAAAATGGGAGATCCTTTGTTTATTGGTGCTTTAAATAAAATTATCGGAGGAGTTTCAGGTGTAGTCAACGTAATTGAAACTAGAGTTTATAGTAAAGTAGGCGGAGAATACTCATCTGCAGAACCATCACAAGAAATAAATCAAAACACTAGAATGATATCACAATCAGATAGTATGATTTTTATGAAATCTAACCAAATATTTCAAATTCGATTACCAAATAAAGATATTAAGGTTAGGATTAAAACATTAGGAATGACTACATTTTAAAATGTTTTTTCGTTATAATATATAGAAAATCACATAGTTTCTATTTATTATAAGAATGATACAAAAGCATAGAATTTCAACCAACATTGGGGTCGACCAGAAGATTACGGTCGAGTTAAAACAAGATTTTGACGTTTTAGAGATTTTATCTTTAAAATTTAGTCAACAGGAGATCTATACATCATTATGTTCCGATTATGGTGTTGTTTGTGGTAGAGTTACCGCAAACAATGGTTTTGGACTTGGTAATGCGAGAGTTTCAATATTTATACCACTAACAACTGAAGATGAAGACGATCCTGTAATATCAAAATTATATCCTTATAAAGAAACAACAGATAAAGATGAAAATGGTTATAGATATAATTTATTACCTTTAAGAAAACAACACGGAGGACATGAACCAACAGGAACATTTCCAGACCAAAGTGACATTTTAAATAGAGAAGAGGTACTTGAAGTTTTTGAAAAATATTATAAGTACACCGTAAAAACAAATAGTGCTGGGGATTTTATGATGTGGGGAGTACCCGTAGGTAATCAAACTATTCACGTGGATGTTGACCTTTCAGACATAGGTTGTTTTTCATTAAGACCATATGACTTTCAAAGACAAGGTATTGGTGTGGATAAATTTAAAAATAAGTATTCATTTAAATTTTCTGAAGATTTAAATTCATTACCTCAAATTGTTACTTTTGATAAAATTATTCAAGTATATTCATTTTGGGGAAATGAATCTTTATGTGAAATTGGAATAACCAGAACTGATTTTGATTTAACAGAAAAAGGTGTAAATATACAACCTAAAGCATATTTGATAGGTGGAATTTTTACCGATAGTAGTAAAAACGCAATTAATAAAAGTTGTACCCCAAGAAGGAAAATGGGAAGAAAGTGTGATTTAACAACTAAATCTGCTAAAATAGAAACCATTCGGTTCACCCCTAATAAAGATGAATTTGATAGACCATATTTAGAAACTGTCAATTTAAATGAAGATGTGCCGGAAGACGGAGGTTTTGTGGCACCATTGGAAATGAATATGGACTATGTTTATACAAATGAATTTGGAGAGAACGAAATTACAAATGACCCAAATAAAGGTATACCAACATCGGCATGTTATAGAATGAGAATGAACATGAACGATAATGGATTATCTAGAGTTAGAGCAAACGCAGATTTTTTAATTCCAAATATTAGAGAGTTCCATCATGTGGGTGGTGATCCAACAAACGTATTATCTATTGATGATAGTTCATATTATTTTGGAACTGATTGGAGTGGTTATCCCGAAAATGCAATTAGTTTAATTTTAAATAATGTAGATGGTGAATTTTATCCACAAGATTATTTTTATAGATTTAGTTATAATAAAGTATATACTGTTTCATCATTTAATAGTCATTATGTTGGAAATGATTCGCTTGGATTTCCTGGATATGCAAATATAAATGATGCACATCCGACAGAAGAAGAAGATTGTGGAGATAAGAATACACCACCAACAAATTATGGAGTAAAAAATTATACATTTACATTGTTAATTGCCGACTTTTTATTATTATTAGATTTTTTCGTAAAATATGTAACATTATTATTTTATAATATATTAGTTCACACAGTCGGCGCAATTGGTGAAATATTAAACGATATTTCTTTTTTTGGAACAAGTTACGTAATTGGTAAAACAAGTGAGATTATGATTAATAATTTTACTAAAATAAGTCTTATATCTTATCCTGATTGTGTTGAATGTTCATCAGAAGATATTCAAACTGGTGCGTCAGGTGTTATTGCATATTGTTCTGTTGGAGATTTAGATATAAATGTTACCTCTGGAGTTATAACTGTATCAAATCAAGAATATTACGAAAGTGTTGAGTGTGTGGATCAAACAATATCGTTATTAACTAGTGATAGTGATTTTGTAACAAATCAAACAAAATATCTTTTATATAATTCAGAAACTGACGAATATATCTCATTAGGTGTTGGAGCAATATTTAGTATTGTAAATAATACTTTAACATTTGTTGACGGTGGGTCAATTAAGTATTTTATACAGGATGGAGATTATTTAAGTTTACAAATATATGACGCATCA